AAATGGTATTAAGACACTTTTATCTACTTCCGAGGATTTAAAATTGAATAGAGAAGACTTTAACATGGAAATATCTAATGGTTTTAAACCGTTAACTGAAGACACTTTTACATCAAGAACGTGGGATGATGATATATACACTGTTCATAACAAAGACTGTGTCGCTGAATTTGTTGAATCTGGAGTTGAATATACATGCGATGATAATGCAGATTATAAGTGTCAAAACTGGAAATATACTATATCAGTACCTGGTATAGGTGATGGCATACCGTGTATAAAAGACAACAATGAGATTATTACTGTGAATTGGCCTAGTGACAATACTTTAATAAACTATTCATCGTATGAAAAAATAAGTGACGACGATAAAAATCCTAATAAAACCGGAGCATTGGTAGACGATCCCACAATGTACGTAAAACCCTTTGAAGACTACCGTACAGACGGTCTAAACAATCTTGATTGTATAGGTTCTTGGAAAAGATACGGTGAACTAACTGAAAAATGTGAAGGAAAAGAGTATTTAACATGTCAAGATTGGAAATATAATGTTACACGAGAAAGAACGGGTACGGGTAAAGAATGTGATAATGAGGACAATGATACACTTACAGTAAAATACCCGTCATCTGATGCCATGACACTTTATCAACCTGATATTGATACAAAATGGAATTCCATTAATGATTTAAACCCTAATAAAAAAACAGCGTTGGTAGGAAATCCCACAATGTATGTAACACCTTTTGAAAGTTATAAAGATGGTTATACTGCTACAGAACCGGGAATACAAAAAGAACTAAAAATTAAGGAAAGTGATATATATAGAGTCGCGGGTGGAACTACTGATGGACAATTAGGGTATTCAGTCGATGTTAATGATAAATACACAATTGTTGGACAACCAGGTAATAACGGAACTATATACACGTATGTTAACGAAACTAAACAAGAACATAAAACAGTAGATAATAATTACCAAGTTGCTATGTCGGATAATCACGCAATTTCCGGTGCGTATAAAGAAAATAAAGTGTACATATACGATCTCGATTTTGAAGGTAAATTGATTAATGTAACAGAAATAGCCGGTGGAAAAGCTGAAGTTTTAACGACAACTAATAGGTTTGTTTATAATAATCCACCTAATTCTGAATTTGGTAAATCTGTTGCTATTTCTGACGATTATGCAGTAGTTACCGTACCCCAAGCTACCGTGGAACTAAGTAGTGCCGTTTCTAATGCATCAAAAACGTATACACCAATTATATACATATACGAAAAAGGTTTCGATGGTAAGTGGGAGACCCGTAAAAAAATAACTAAAGACTACGGTGATACCATTGCCGTTTCGGGTGATACCATAATCATAGGCGGAGACAATGAAGTGTACATATACGAACGAAATGTGAACGGTGAATGGGAAAAAACTCAAACAATTAAAGGAACAGGATCGTTCGGACAATCTGTTTCTATTTTGGATGATTACATGCTTATCGGAGCACCAGACAATAACGGATCCGACAGTGGAGCATACTTGTACCAAAACCAAGGCGGTGTTAACCCCTGGAAACAAATCGGAGAAAAGATAATTCATGAAGACGTCGACGGTATAGAATTCGGCCGATTCGGGTCTTCAGTATCATTAAGTGACGAGTATGCAATAATCGCATCGATGCCATCAGCAGGGGCCGCCAGATCAACTAATGCTTACATATACAAACGTATATACGGTAAATTGGACAAGGGAACAAAGGTACCACTTTCCATTACGGGTGGACAGATTCAAACATCCATTTCGAATAAATACGCCGTCATTGGTGCATATAAGGAAGAAAAAACTAAAGGTGCAGTGTACATAATTGATTTATCGAATGTTGAGTATGAGGAAATAGAAATTGCCAAGGCAGACGAGAGTGCACCCGTAAAATACGTATGGGTCGGGTTTGATTCAGAGTATGGACATCATTTGGCACTTCATAAAATTAAAGTAATGTCGGGTGGTGTAGATATTGTAGCAGGTTTTGGTGTATATGATGATAATAAAAACCCTAAAGGTACTGAATATAGTAGTGTATCGTCCTCGAGTTACTGGTTGGGTATTGAAAACCCCTCTAATCCAGAGAAGATACCGTTTGTCCAGAACGACTCAGCTGGTCCTTCCAGTACTTTTTTTGTATCATCAAAAGCCAAGAGTAACTGGGTTAAGATGGAATTAGATAAAGGGTACAAAGTGTCAGAAATAGATAAAGTTGAAGTGTGGAATAGTACAAAAAGTAGTTGGTGGAAAAAACAATGGATGGGTACGTTTGTTAAGTTATTGGATTTTGACGGTAATGAAATTATTAAATCAAATGAAAAGGTACCTGAAACTTCTAGTGAAGCTGTAAAAACTGGATATCAAAAATTTACATTTTCAGATGATGCAGACGAGAATGTTGAGTATGAGGAAATAGAAATTGTCAAGGCAGACGAGAATGTTAATTATATATGGGTCGGGTATGATGATAATCCGTTCACTTCATCATCGTTAATCCTTAGCGATATTAGAGTTTTTGTAAATAATAAAAATATCATAAGTGGTTTAGGTAAAAATAATGGTGAAATTGAAACTAGTAGTTTTAAGGAAGCTTATGAAGATGACGATACTAAATATGAAGAAAGTGAGAACCCTGAACAAGTATTATGTGACGGGAATCTTGTGCTTGACCAAAGATTTAATGGCACACGTAAGAATTATTACGCGACAGAAAAAACCAGTGATTCAAACTGGATTAAGATTAAGTTACCTAAATCGTATAAAATGGAAGATATACAAAAAGTCGAAGTTTACGCAGTTGATGGTGGTAGTGGATGGGCAGGTACGTTTGTTAAGTTTTTGGATTATACTGGTAAACCAATTGCGGAATCAACAGAAAAGGTACCAGATAACGGACGTGGTTCAGATACTACTGTTGCTAAAATGAAAAAATTTGAAACATTTGAAAATATTTAAAAAAAATGTACAAGTATTATAACATGGCGTTTAATATTAAAAATTTATTGACTAATAATAAATCAAATAATACGGTATTAATTTTCGTTTCTATAATAATTACAATTTTTACTATAATTGTAACTTATTACTTATTATCAGGAGACGAAGAAGATACCGATACGGATACCGATACCGATACCGATACCGATACGGATACGGATCCCGATACGAGTTCTAAAAAGAATATAACAATGCCTTTTATAACTTATAACGAAACTGATGCGTATACCAAAACAATAATCCCGAAAAACGATACCGACGATCTTGGTATTCAAAATAACTCGTATAGCGGGTACGAGATTGAAAAATACACTTACGCAAATGAAGATATTGAAAAGATCTTATCTAAAAACGTAAGAATTTCGTTTAGTTGGAAAAATACGTCCGGGTTTACAAACGTAAAAAAGATTACGTTTAAAAGGTACGTATTCGACGAAACCATGAATAAATCCGGACCCTTAAATGACGGTGAATTGTCGTATGAAAATTCAGGAACTGGTTATATCATAGATACACAGTCTATTGAAAGACCAATTTCGACTTCGGATGAAAATATGAAATATTTTACAAACTTTAACGAATCCGATTTGGTTATTACGTTCGATAACGATACAAAAACAAAACTAAATGAATCTAGTGCGTGTTTGGAATACAGCACACTTGATGACGAATTAAGTACGTGTGTTAAAGAAGATTTGTATAACGTGATCGGTCGAAACTATATTACGGTAAAAGCGGAATACGTAGAAGATTCCGCGTACCCGAACGATCAAGCGGAAAAATATTTATACAAAGGTGGTGATGGCGTTTCCATACAAACCGAAGACCTCGATATGTCGCTAAGAATAATAAACCCTTTATCGCAAACGTTTCCACCAGGTACGAGTGGTCAAACATCCTTATCTACTTATGATGAAATAAAGTATACACTTAGAATCGGAAGTGTTACAATAAATGATGTTCAGTTAGAAAATGAACCTATATCGGGGAGTGCGTACGTATACTTTAAAAAGGGTACAAATTACTTTTACATTGATGATGATAATGAATTGCAAGAAGATGGTACTTCTACCGATAAACAGTTGTTTACACTCATACAATCTAATAAAGCCGATGACAGTTACGGAACTTATAGAATTATAAGAGTAGGAGACGGAACGTCTGGATATCGTTATGCTACTAGAGAAAGTAGTGTTACAGTTTTTAAAACTCAGAGTGAAATAAACACTGAAACATTATGGAATAACATGAACATTGGGTTTAAAGAACAATAAAAACAAATTTAATTCGGTATAAAAAATCTCGTGATATATAAAATGATACTTCTTACAGTTCTTATCATTCTATTTATCATTTTACTCTTGTATAAGTGTCGACTTTTTACAGAGGAAAAGTATACTATAGGTTCACTCGGTATTGATTGGAAAAATAAGGCGAATGTCTCTGGAATTGTAAATAAATGGATAATGGTTTTATACGACGATGAAACAGGTAATAAAATACACGAAACTGAAGACGATTCACCCCAGAACCTTCAAAACTTTATGGACGTGAATGTGAAAGCGATCGAAAATAAGAAGTTTGGATCTGAAATTCTAGGTACTAATACACTCAGTGTGTATTATAACAGTATAAGCGATGATACAAAAGTTTATTCGGGGGAGTTTTCGTTAGGTACAAACGATTTTAGTGCATCGGTATCAGATATTTCAGCAAAAGAATCTAATGTACCAACCTGGAGCGAACTTACACGTAAAAAAGATACACTCGATGAAATACTTGGTACGGAGGGTACTAAAATTTACGTGTACCCAAAGGATAGTACAGACGATATATACAAATTTATTAATAGGTTCGCGTGTGATATAAACGATCCTAAATGGTGGGTACGAAAAACCTGTTTTATACTAGAACTCGAGTTTGAAGAAACGGGTGATATCGGTTATTTTTACCCGTATTTTCCAGGTTTGGTGGAAACTGATCATAAGTACTTCGGTGTGAATTCGACTAATCAAATTGTTATGGTGAATGAAACTTCGAGAAAAAAATTTTATTTGGAAAAACCCGAAGGTGTTACTGATACAAATACGGTAAAATATGGACAATTCGCGTATGAAACTACGGGTGGTGATAAATATTATATGTACGTATCTGAGGATGATGAACTAAAAGTCGCTAAACTATCTGATATTAATAAATCTAGTACGATATTCGAGTTTAGATACTCTAAAGATTGCGAATCGTATTGGGAAAATGTTAATAAAGAGAAAGTGGACGGAAATTGGAATTTTGGATCTGAAGTGTACGATTGTGGACCCGGTGATATACACGATTGTCAAAGATGGCAACACGTACGTATAGATAAGGTCGGTGAAGGCGAATCTTGTCCTTCCGATATGAAAGTAAACGGTTACGTTATAAAAACACAATGGCCTAAGGAAACAACGATAAGTGAAATGAACAAAAATTTCCCGACGTACCTCGAAACAACATATGCGAATATTATTGATGAGAATACCGACCCAAACAAAAACGAAACGTTAGTAAATACACCACAATATTATAAGAACGAATACGATACAATAAATGCAAGTATAAATGCAAATAAGGCACAAGAAAAAGAAATAATAAACGGTATTCGGTACGTATGGTTTGGGTACGAAGATTCGGATTATAATAGACCCCTGAATATACGTGAGATTGAAGTATATTCAGGAGGCGTAAATATTGTGAAAGGTTTAAGTGGAGATAATGTCAAGTCGGAAACTGGATTTT